AATGGTTGTCATTCTTTCACGGTAAGCAAGTGGTTGGTGAGTACAATCCAAATTCTATGTACTCAGTAGATGGATACACCTACAAGGTAGATCCAACAGCAAAACGTAATGCCTTTGGTCTATCACTAATGTTTTTGTTAAGCACTGTTGGTGCTGAAACTACGTTGAAAGATTACCATCGTGCATTGTTTACTGCCGAAGGTACGGCTTATGAACCACTCGATGTATATGAGAAGGCAGCGGTCACACTTGGGTTGTTAACACCAATGGGTGTACGTGCACCAGAGTTCCAGGATCTTTCTGTATTGAAGAACCAAGAAGCATTGATCAAACAAAAGATACAACAGATAAAGAACAAGCGAACGTCAGAACGGGAAAACCGTTGACATATCAAGTACATACTTTTATATTATCTATGATCACATGGGGATAATATGATTACGATTAGACGTTCAGAAGATAGTAGTACGGTGTCACAAAACGTGACAGGAATAACCAACGCATTTCAAGTAAGCAAATATCACAAGCATGACCTAACACGAATAGGTAATGAGATTGGGGCAACAGAACGCTTCTTTGGAAGGATTGAAGGTTTCTACATACGAGTCACAAACTTGACTGGTGTATCATCTACACCAAAGATTACACTACGAGCTTGTTGTGATGTCAATGGTGACTTCACATTCTATCCAGACACAGAAGGAGAGTTAGCACTAGGACTAACCACCACCAATAGTGGTGTTGCTGCGTACGAGTTCCGCTTACCATTGCGACAGTTCTTTGATTCAGGTGACATATATCTGTTTATAAAACTAGACCAAGGTACATGTACCCTGGCAAACAGCTGTGTAACGTGGAGTAACTAATGCCAGTAGCCAGTCCATTTAGAAGCAGCAGTTCGGGTACAGTTGATTTGAAGCATGAAGATTTATCATCATATTGCGATGGGTCAACTACGTCCTTTACAGTTAGTTCAGCATACAAGTCTGGAAGTATTGAGGTATATTGGAATGGGTTACTACAACTCTTTTCAGATATTGTTGAAACCTCATCAAACACCTTTTCCACTTCCTTCACCCCTAACGCAAATGACCATTTGGTCGTCATTTACGTTGCACAATAAACCTAGGAGTTTACCATGGCAGTACAAATCGCCAGACAACAAATCCAAGACAATGCTATCGACAACAACAAGTTGGACCTTAGCGCAAACTATACCTTCACTGGTACTCTTGCTGCAAGCACACCTAGTGCAGACACCGATGTAGCCATTAAATCCTATGTAGATGGACTTGTGGCTGGATTGCATTGGAAGAAAGCAGTAGCAGCAGCCACAACGGCAAACATTACCTTGAGCGGTACACAAACCGTTGATGGTGTATCACTCTCAGCAGGCGCTAGAATCCTCGTCAAGGACCAAACCAATGCAACCGAAAATGGAATCTATGTGGTGGATTCTGGTTCTTGGTCTCGTGCTGATGATATGGATGTTGCAAGCGAGTTTCCAGCTGCAGCAGTGTTTGTCACAGCTGGTACCGTTAACGATAACCTTGGCTTCGTTTGTACAAATGATTCTGATCCTACGTTAGGAACTACCGACATTGAGTTTACTCAGTTCAATGGTGCAGCAAACATCACTGCAGGCGATGGTCTTACTAAGACTGGTAACACCTTAGCCGTGAATGTTGGCTCTGGTTTGGAAATCAGTAGTGACGCTGTCCAAATCGCAGCAGCATCTGTTACCGACGCGATGTTGGCAGGGTCCATTTCGAACGCGAAGCTCGCCACCTCTACAATCAGTGGCGTATCTTTGGGAAGCAACCTTAATTCTCTTTCTGCATCAGCCAGTGGTGCTATCACACTGACTTCTTACAACGGTTCTGCTGCTGTTTCTGACTTGGCTATCAACGTTGATGGTACCACTATCGGCATTGCTAGCAACTCTCTCGAACTGAAAAACAATGCGGTTGATGCGAACAAGCTTGCATCTAATGCTGTTGTTTCTACCAAGATTTCTGATGGTGCGGTAACATCAGACAAGATTCAAGATGGTGCAGTAACAGCAAGCAAGATTGGCGATGGAACTTTGGGTGCTGCCAAGTTGAACTTCGTTGCTTCATACGAAACATTGTCAGCTGGTGATGGTTCTACCACTACATTCGATGCATCTTCTGCTGGTGACTCCACCATGCTTGGTGGTACCATCGTATACCGAAACGGTTTGGCTATGGGCTTGGTACAATCTTCTCCATCTGGACAAGACCAATACACAGTCAGCGCAGATGGTGGTAGTGGCTCTACATTAAGAATCACTTTTGGTGCGGCTCCAAACAGTGGTGACCAAATCACAGTATTCTACATGTCATTGTAAGATTGATAGTTAGGGGATGCTCTTATGGGCATCCCCATTTTCATATGGAGGAACAGTGGAACCAGATGTAATGCAATTGTTTATGAGTGGTGGTGCAAACTTTGCCTTTGGTGTGTTTCTGTATATGCAGAACAAAGATTTGCAGAAGCGTGCCGATGACCGTGAAGAAAAACAAGAGAAGAAAGAAGAAGAACTTAGGTTGAGATACGACAAGGTGATCACCGACTTGCAGCAGCGTGAAGAAAATATACGCAAAGACTTAGTGACCGAAATGAATGACCTTGACAAGCGCATGAGTTTGCTTGAACAGAAGGTACAAATTGTTGCAGAAGTCGTACAAGAGATTAAGAATAAGTTTGTAAGGGTGACAAATGCCAACTAAGAGAACACCTGCAAAGGGGAAACGTTTTGTTAAGGTTGTCAAGAATCCAAAGACTGGTCGCACTAGAAAGGTTTCCTATGGGCAAGCAGGCAAGTCAAAGAGTGGCACGGATCGTATACAGCCAGGGACAAAGAAAGGCGATGCCTATTGCGCACGCTCTGCAGGAATCAAGAAATGTAAAAAGCCACCCTGCGCCAACGACTTATCACGCAAGAAATGGCGGTGTCGTGGTAAGAAATCCATGCGTTAGTGTTGCGCTTCAGCTATACTTATACATATGAAAGATTCCTGCTACAACAAGGTTAAGTCCTCCTACAAAGTATTCCCATCTGCCAGAGCTTCACAGGCTATTGCTAAGTGTCGCAAGAGCAAAGGGCAAGTACGCAAGACAGCCAAGGGTGCTGCTCTGAAGCGATGGGGCAAAGAGGAATGGAAGGATCAATCTGGTAAACCATGCGGAACCAAAAGAAGTGGGACACCATATTGCAGACCTTCAAAACGTGTTAGCAGTAAGACACCACGTACACGCTCAGAAATGAGCAAGAGCCAATACCGCTCCAAGGTAGCACAGAAGAGTAGTGTTGGTCGTGGTAAAAGAGTAACCCCATTGAAACGGAGAAAGACATGAACCAGGATTTACTCGCACTCACGCCAGAACTAGTATTGTTCGTGAAGAAACTTGTAACCCATAGTCGTGGTGGCTTGACAAAGGATGAACGTCAAGAGTTGGCTGGTGACTTGCTTCAACTACTTTACAAAATCTTAAAAGAAATTGTGGACGTAGACGAGCAATAGGTTATATTATATTTGCAGTATTTCTAAGAAGTTCAACCATGGTCAGCGGTTGGACTTCTTTTCGTTTAGCCACTTCTTGGAACGATTGACCGCATACTGTACTTCATCGATGTGTGCCAGGCATTCAAACAAAACTTGTCTTGGGCATCTACACTCTGCCTCTGCTATGACTTCAAGTAGTGCGATGAGGTTTTTCATTCGTGGTTCGTATTCCCCAGAACAGAAAGCTCGTACAGATTGAGGGTGCAGTCCCGTACGTCTAGCCACATGTGCATACGTCATCTTGTTGTTCTTAATCTTGCCCTCTAAGTAGTCAGCAAAAGTCATGTCACCGCCAAAAGAAAAGGTGTGACCCACCAACCAATAAATCACACCCAAGTTATAGTTAATGATAGTATACCGTTCTGTCAATCGCTTGCCAACATATCTGACAGTTCAAGATACAGCAGTGCCCACTTCTCACCGTACAAGTATTTGCACAAGCGGACTAGGTTGCGGACATTGGGTTCTGTCCTACCGCTGCACCACTTAGTAACAGCATCGCGTGTCACACCTACGTGGTGTGCTATCTGTGTCTTGTTTTGTGATTTAAGTAGTGTAGTAAGTTGTTCATTAAACGTCATGCTCTCTCCAATAATCCAGATTTCATTATTTGTTGTCCGGTCCATTCTGCGCACTGTGGGACGACTGCGTTTCCGAGTGCTTTAAGTCTGTCCACCCGATTGGGAATCCCATCATTTCTTCTACAAACTGGGGATTGAGTCGGAAATCCTTGCCAGTAGTTTTGTCTAGCCCATGCATCTTGGCTGCTTCCACATTCAGACTGTCGTGTCTGTCCCACTGACTCGCTCCAGATGGGTTGTTCTTGGATTCGTTGACTGTTGGTGTGGGTAGGATACGCGACTCCAAACCATCTGTTTCGCAAGTGGGGTGCTCCGCATTGTGCAGCTGATATAATCGTCCATTGACAGTCATACCCGATTTCGGCAAGGCTTCCAACGACTGCTGACAGTCCGCGAATAATGATTGCTGACACATTTTCCATGACGACGACTCGGGGTCGTAGTTCATTGATAATACGGTGGAACTCCCACCAAAGACCCGAACGTTTTCCATCTAGTCCCTCTCCTTTTCCTGCTATCGAAATGTCTTGACATGGGAATCCACCGCACAGTATGTCTACTGACTCCAGGTTGTGCGCCCCTACTGTACGTACATCGTCATAGATGGGTACACCCCAGTGTTTGCGTAAAACCTTTTGGCAAAACGTATTCTGCTCTACCTGCCATGCTGTTTGGAGGTTGGGGATGGAACGTTCCAACCCCAGTTCTAGCCCTCCAACACCACTAAAAAGTCCACCTAGTTTCATTTCAATGCCTCCAACTTAGCCATGACAGCGCGTGATACTTTGTACTTATCTCGTAGTTTGGATGGGTCATTGCCATCCTGTACCCACTTGCATACCGCGTCCCAGTTGCTGCTTCGCTCATTGAACCACGGTTTGTCATCGTCATCGCTGTACTTCTTAGCGTTGCCATTCATGCTGTCCACTGCTTTGTTGCCATCGTCGTCTTCGTCAGTGATTATGTCAAGTAGGGCAGCAACTGCGTATCGTTTGGCATAGGTGATAGCCGAACCCAGTGCTTGCATGTCGTCACGTT